GCCAAACTCAAGGCAATACAGGAGGGAGAATAAATGGACACACAGATTACAGCCGAAATAGTTCCTTATAACACCTGCCTCCCCTACTGCCCACGCTGTCTAGCCATCAAGTGGGCGCAATATATTATCAAGCATGGAAATTCCTATGGGAGAGATACTGCCGAAGTAATTATCTCTTTAGCAGATTGGTCAGCACTTAAAGAGCTGGCAGAGGAGAAAGTAGAATGAGATTTGTGGCGGATAGTAGCAAGATGGATAAAGCAGAGAAGTTAATATTAGCTGGACTAAAAGACTTTTGGCGTGAAAGTTCCAAAGGGGAGCCTTTTGAAGGTGCTACAGAAGATAGAGCTAAAAAAGTGGCTAACTGTGTTGCTAAAGGCATTGCCATAATTTATAGGAAAAAGCTGGAGGACAAGTAGATGGATAAACAAGAGAAACCAGCATTGGCAGAGAAACAAGTATCGGCAGTCTGGCAGCGACTTTTACCAGATGTTAAGGTGCTAGACCCTGACGGATGGGATAGGCAGAACTATCCGTATTCGTGGTATGAAGAACTTATCACAATAGAGGAATACAAACAGAGAAGGCTACAATCAACCTGTGCCTGGGGCTGGGGTAGTCTCCTTAAAGAGGATGTGCCAGTAGAGCCGGCACAACCTGAGATAACGACAACTGTAACAGAATATAATGGCATAGAATATGTGCAGTTACCAGTAGATAATGAGCAACCACAATTCAGAAGCCAATCCCCTATCTTGCAACCTGAACTGCCAAAGGAATTACCACTGGTGTCTAAACCGCATTGGTCGGAGAATATGGCAACATCTCGTGCTTACATCGAGGGATTGGAAGACCAGAATGATGCCGACCAGATAATCCTCGACAAGTGGGTGGAAGCCTTTCAGCAAGCCATGAAAGAAGGCTACAAAAAGGGCGTAGAAGATAACTACAACATGGGGCAGATTGATTTAGAGCAAGCTCTCAAGCGCATAGCTGAACTGCCAAAGGAATTGCCACTGGTGAGCGATGAGATTATCTGGGAAGCATTCGCCAATGCAGGGCGGAATGAGGTTGCCGCAACACAACAAGGGGCAGACCAAGCCATCTACCAGCAAGCTCTCAAGCGCATAGCTGGGCTGGAAGCAGAAATAGAGGTTAGAGATACCCGCATAGCTAACCTTGAACTTACCAAAGAAGAGGCATTGTTAAGCATCAGGAGATTAACTACTGCGGTCAATCAGTATGAGGGCCAAACAGATGCAGAGATTGCCAGCCTTAAAGAGCAGTTGGCTGTGTTTACAAAGGATATTCCAGAAGGAAAGTATTGCTGGATTACATCTAACCGCGAAGGAATGTGTCCTTATCATCAAGGGGGAATGTGTTTTATTTGCCGAAGAGAGTTGCGCTGGAATAGAGAGACTGCTGAATATGAGAAAGCCCCTGGCTGTCCTGTGCCAGCGAAAGAGGAGGAGAAGCCATGACTAAACAACAAAGAGGCACGAATGGCACAGAAACCAACCATTTGCCTGATGTCGGGAATATGGTGGCACAACCAGAACTACCCTGCCTGACAAACGAACAGATACAGGACGCTGTTCTAGCGAGTGGTGGCTTAGAATACCAATACCAATGTGTTGCGCTAACCCAGCGTGACCAAGACAAAGTGCGGATGGATAAGCGCATAGCGCAGTTACAGGCTATGGTTTTGGAGCAAGCGGAAACCCTGACAGTCCGTAACCAACGCATAGCTGAACTGGAACGCTTGGTGGCAGACCTTAAAGAACAGTTAGCTCCGTTTATGGACAAAATACCAGAGGGCAAACTGTGTTCCGGTTGTGGTTTTACTGATGGGTTCATCTGTGGGCTGAATAATGAAATACTCGCAATTGAGGCAAGTTGGCCTTTTCCCGGCAGCATAACATACACAAGAGTTAAGCGACCATCCTGCCCCAAAGCCCCTGGCTGTCCTGTGCCAGCGAAAGAGGAGGCAGAATAAAATGCCAATGCCCAAAAAACTATTAGCAAGCTACGAAAAGAGATGGCTAATTCAAAAAGAAGAAGACATTGCTTTTTCTGAACACTGGGAGGAAATACAGGAATTAGCCCCTGTTCTTCCTAAACCTAAGGGAAGAATATGGGATAGCAACAAAAGATGCCCTATTTGTGGCTCTATCCTGAGAGTAATCTCTGGACATAGAAATTATTGGTATCGTTGGATATATGATTGTCCTAATAACGACTATGAGTATGCAGACTTCCTGAAAGGTGATTGAGCATGGAAGAAAAGCCGCTATTCACATATGATGATGTGTCAGATGGAAGAATTATTGTCCAAGAGAGACGAGATGATGGCAAGATTGTTAACTATATAACCACCACTAGGGGAATAAAAGTGCCAGCGAAAGATGGAGAGAAGCCATGACCGAGGCTGAACTCCAGCAGAACATTATTGAACTGGCTAACCTGCTGGGTTGGAGGGCAGCTCATTTCCGGCCTGCTTTGTGCAAGGTGGGTGGTAGGATGGTCTATCGCACGGCTGTCTCCGGTCAAGGCAAAGGCTTCCCAGACCTTGTTCTGGCACGCTCCGGGCGGGTGCTTTTTATTGAAGTGAAATCTTCGAAGGGCAGGTTATCCCCGGAGCAGCAGGAGTGGTTGGACGTGCTACCCAACTCATACTGCTGGCGCCCGGAGGACTGGGAGCGAATTGTCGAAATACTCAATACCCAAAAAGGGGATGGTTATACCCAAAAAGGGGAGGTAATATATGGAACTGGCAGTTAAGGAGCGGCTGGTAGTTAATGCGGCGTGTCCCAGATGTGAGAGTTTGTTTGTAAGCTACATAGAGCGGGATGAAGAGGGCGATGGCGGGTATCATCACTGTAACGCTTGCGGTAGGGACTTTGGCTACAAACCACCTGAAGGCATCAACCAGAAGAAAGGGCTAGCGGAACCGCCCGTGCTGGCAGACCTGGGGTGTAAAATGGCGTCCAGGCTACTAGGCAAGCAATCTTCATGCTGGGAGTGCCCTTTCCCGGACTGTATAGCCTGCCGATATGATGACGCGAAGATAATCAAAATAGACTACACTAACCCAAAGATAATGCAAGCGTATCAAAACGGCATGGGGAAGGGGGAGATAGCTCGAACATTCCACGTTGGCAAGGGGCGGGTTAAAAGGGTGCTATCTGGTATTGCGACAGGAACGTCTTGTGAGTAGAATAACATTATGAAGAAACGGCGCACGACACCCACGACCTGCCCGCATTGTAAAGGTGAGCTAAGCTTATGGGATTGGTTTGGGCACGACCTCAAAGTATGTTTGAATTGGCGGTGTCCACGATACAGGCAACCGGCANNTATTGGGAGGTTCGGAATGGAGTGTAACTGGCCGTGCTGGGCGTGTCTTGACGGCAAGAGCCGAGCCGTGCTGACCGACTACCAGCGCACCTACTACAACCCGAAATGGCAGGCACCGCAGATTGATTGGGGCGGCGTGAGAAGTGGGCGAATCCCACCGGCAGAAGAAAAAGCAGAAACAACCGAACACATTATGAGCGCAAAGCCTCAATACAGTAATTCAGGCTGGCGCAAATAGTGGACTGCTGGTTCTCTCCCGGCGAAATCCGTTACACCCGTGAGCAGGTGCTATTCATACTGGAAAACACGGAGATACTAAAAGAGGGATTGTGGCCTCCAGAGCCGAAAGAAACAGGTTATACCGATGAAGGCAAGCACCCGGTAGCATGCCATGCGCCATATGAAAACGCCTGTATGATAATCGGGGAAGTTGAGGCCAGGCTCAAAAGTTGTGGTGAGGCAGGGGAAGCGTTGGAAGATGAGGCGAAATACATAGAGCTGATTGATTGCCTCTCCAGGCCAGCCCGGCGGGCGCTCAACTATGTATCAGGATTTCGCAGGCGGCGGCAATCTTATAGCCGATGGTGTTGGGAACAGGAACGGAAAAAGAAGGAGGCAGAATGAAACCAGACTTTTACCAGATGATGGGGGGGATATTCCTGTTACTATCATGGGTTCCGTATGCTATTGGGAAGTATTTTAACCACATGGGAAATGCGTTACGCAACAAGGGCGTGGACTATATACACGCCTACTACAAAACGGATAAAAAATCCGTTGTTATCAATATTCCTTCAAAACCTTGCAAAAGGCATGCCTGATAATGTATAATCTTTCTAACAGTAAGATTGTGCCCTCCCTGTAGTCCGTGCCTGACCAGCATGGGCTATTTAATTTAGGCGGCGGGAGTTTTCTCCTTTATCCTGCCGCCTTCGCTTACACCTGCCGCCGGAAAAGCAACAAACTGGCGGTTTTGTTTTACAAGGTATCACGATGGTAGGCTATTCTGGATGGTGAGTCTTCCAGGGATGTCTATCCGCCGGGGTATTGCGGTTGGCGACTGCGTTCAAAGGGATTAGCTATTCCCGCCCCGGCAACTTGTTTCAGCAACACGTTGAAACAGCCAATAAACTGAAACTGTCAACCAGTAAGTATTGCTTACAAGTTAGATTCCGCCCGGCCTCCTTTTGGACTTGAAGCTGTTGCATATTTAGCAACTACCGAGGATTCCTCGGTGGTTCCCTAACTCACCTACCACGTTGTGGGAGGAGTTCTTAAGTCGCTCGAATGGGCGGCTTTTGTTATTACACGCTCCCGCTTTATGGCCTGTGCCCTGGCTGGACTGGGCTTAAACTGGTGTTGATACCACCGGCAGGCATGGAGCGTCATTGGAGGGTTGATTGCAGGTAATTGAATATCGCTATACCTACCCCTCGGCATCTTCCCGAATCAACATTTACCCAATCGGGGACATTCATTTTGGGACTGCCCACTGCGCCGAAAAAGCCATAAAGGCTAAAATCAAGGCGATACAGGCCGAGCCGGAATCCCGGTGGATTGGTATGGGGGACTACGGCGAGTTCATTTCCACGCATGACCCGCGCTTTGACGGCAAGTGTATAGCTTCGTGGGTTGACGCAAACGACATAGCAGGTTCTGAGATTGATTACATGGTTGACCTGTTCGAGCCTATCAAGGGGCAGTGCATCGGATTACTTATGGGAAATCATGAGGACGCCTACCGGAAACATCAGGACGGCGACCCCATGAAACATATATGCACTCGTCTTGACCTGCCCAACCTGGGTTATTCCGCCTTCGTTAAGCTGGTATTTGAGCGGGCGAAGTCAAACGAGCATCACGAGTTTCTAGGTGCTGTGTCGCATGGCTCTGGGGGTGCGATTACAAAGGGTGCAAAGCTCAACCGATTAGAGAGGTTCATGGATAATTTCAACGCCCGATGGTATTGCCACGGGCATGTGCACGATATTTTAACCAACTCAAAAAGCTACATTGACCTGACGGCGGCAGGTAAAATAGCATCTCGGCAGAAAGTGGGCGCTATGACCGGTTCATGGTTTACGGCCTACACCCAGGATATACCCGCATCATATTCGGAGATTAAGAATTACCCGCCCAACGCAATAGGGTGTCCGGTGTTTACCTTTGAGCCAGGGAAGGATTATGTGAGCGTGCAGGGTGCGTAAACTCTATATTTCAGGCTCCTATTCAGCTCCAACACCTGAAGGTGTAGCAGATAATATCGCTCATGCTAAGGCAGCGGCAGTTGAGATGACCCGGCAGGGATGGGCTGTGTTCACACCTCACCTGAATAGTGGGCATTTCGAAGAGCTCCTGCCCGAACTAACCGGCGGCGATTGGCTATCCCGTTGTGTCGCCTGGTTGGAGTGCTGCGATGCTATCTACATCCTATCCGGCAGTGAGCAATCAGTTGGCACCGGGATAGAGGTTGGACTAGCTAAAAGTTTGGGGCTGGAGATTATCCACGAACAATCCCCTGTTACTAACCCTTAGATTACAATAAGAGAGGCGCTGTAGTCCAAAACTAGCGCCCCTCCTGTGTTAGCCTGTATGATTCTATGGTCTAGGTTGCCGCCTTCTTTGCCAGCCGTTCCAGCCTTTGCCGGAACATCGGATGTAGTTGGCGGGTTGGACTGGACTCGATTTTGCTAATGGCGGATACCGAGCAGCCGAGCTTGATAGCTAGCTGCTGCTGGGTGAGGCCGAGCTTCAGGCGCAGGGCTTTGATTTCTTCAGCGTTCATTTATTACCTCCGGTTTCAGGTGGCATTTGATAGGGCATTCCCTACAGGTTTCCGGGTGTTTCCACGGGCATTCTGTGTCATGGCTTGCGGCCTTGCCCTCGATTAGTCCGCCCCCGTTTTCCATCTGTGCGACTGTGGGTGTGATGTTGACGACCTGCTCCATTTTATCCTCCTATTCAATCCTAAGGTTTATTTTAATGGGATAATCTCCGCCGGTTATCATGATGTCTAACCCCTTGCTGCTGAATATGCGCTGGCGTTGTATCATTGACATACTGGCCAGGTCATACCATTTATGAGCTTCAGCCCATGAGCAATACCCCGTGCCGTCATTGCCTGTTAGCTTGATAGTGCGCTCTGGTGTTCTGGCTTGCCCTATAACTGCCATATTTCTATCCTTTCCGTGCCCCGCCCCTTATAGGCTGACAGGCTGCGATTATTGCCCTGCTGTTCCCAGAGATTCTATCGCCTCTTCTATGCTGTTAAAAGCCTCTTCCAGATTGTCTATGGCTTCCTGCGCTATTGTGGCCTTTTCGCTTTCCTGTAAAGATTCGGGCATATTATCTAGGTATTCCTGTTCATCAGATGCCAGTGTTTCAATTGCTTCTTTGAGGCTTTCCAGTTTGTCCCGTAGGTCTGCGATTGTTGCCCGCCGTGCTTTGTTCATTTTATCCTCCCTCCCTGCCAGCCTATCCGTTGGCTCATACACCCAGAGTAGCACACCTACTGGCACCTGTCAATACCCCATGGCATTACAATTCAGGCGTGGGGGCATTACAGTATGTATTACAATTATTGTAATACTCCAGCCGGTGAGCATATACTCAAGCAATAGAGCGCGTGCGTGTATAGATGGTTGTCCCGTCCAGTATGACGCCAGGAGCTAAGCCAGACCGAGGCGCACGGGCACGGCGCATAAGCCAACCCTAAAAGGTAGTAAAGGTAGTATAGGAAGTAGGTATCAGGGGTGGGGTGGGGTGGTGGGGATGGCCCCGTCGTTCCGTAATCAACTATCCCGCCTGCTATCCGGTAGCTGCCTATTGCCTCTCTAGCCACCCCGGCCCCCGGACTGTTCCCCGGTATCCAGCTAATAGGACTGATTCCTATTATGGAAGGGCAACACGACATAATAATTATTGTGCGAACCTCTTTTGTGCCTAAATTAAAGGGAAAGAGGTGTAATAGCGAGGCTCCGTTGAGCTGGGGAAAGGGCCTTACTTGGTTAGTTTAACCCCTAGTCACGGGGGATAAAATTGAGAAACAGGCATAAGGAAGTAGTGGATAGGGGTAAGGAATTGAGGACAAAGGTAAGGGAAGGGGGGTGTAGGTGTGGGGTGGAGCAGGGTATAGTAGGGATTGATTAAGTAAGTGGGGGATAACAGGCATGGTATACAGTGATAAAGAGAAGGCGAAAGAGGCTAGTAAAGAGCGGGTAAGGCGTTACAGGGAAAAGGCAAAAGGCGTTACAAGGAAAGAGGATGTAACGCCCAGTGATGTAACGCCTTTGGGGAAGTTATATGTATATGGGGAAGGTGGAGGGAAGATAAGTTTAGAGAAGCTGATAGACCCTGGGTGGAGAGGATTATTCATTTATTTAAAAGAGCATTTGAGGGAAGATTATAAAGGTAGTGTGAGGGTAGGGGTAGATGGGGTTACAGTAAAGGAATTAGACAGGCTGGTAGAGATAACGGCCTAGAATTGGATTGTGGGCTGTCTGGGATAGGTTTAGGCATGGAGGGAAGATGATAGAAATAGGGATTCCCGGTTCAATTAAGGTAGGCGGGTTAGATTACCAAATTGAGTGTAGTGAAGAGGCTAGCAAAGAACTGCGTTCTAATGGTAATTGGGGGGAACATAACGGATGGTTGCAAAGAATCAGGCTACGGAAAGAGCTATCCAGTCAAGCTCAGAGCCAGGTATTTTTACATGAGATAATCCACGCTATAAGTGATATTTATTTGAACGGGAAATTGAATGATGATGATATGGTAGACCCGCTAGCGCAAGGGTTGACACAGGTATTTGAAGAACTTGGTGTTAGGTTTGTTCTGGCATGATAGTGGTTTGTGCGTGTTGTGAAGCGGTAATTGAGGTTCCGGAGACACCATTACCGGAGGGGTGTAAGGTAGTAGAGGAACGTTATTACTGTGATGATTGCGAAGGGAAAGTATTTTTAAATTTACCATTTGCGGTGGAGGTAAATGAGAACTGATGGAGCAGTGTGAAATACTTGAGCAGATGAAGTTCCAGAGTGTGGTAGATGATATTACGAAGAAGATACCTGAGCTTGACCAGTTGGTGATAGGGTGGGTTGACACAGGAGGCTTGACGCATTGGACTTCAGTTTGTAGTGGTAATTCAGACATTATATGGATATTGGAATGTATAAAGTATGATATTTTGAGTGAGCAAGTAAAGGAAGATTAGCCAATGACTAAGGGAAAGCGGAATACACAGGAGATAGAGAACGCCAAATTCCAGTATGGGATGTGGTTGGGGCTACCGATAAATGCGAGGAAGGAAGCGGGGTTTGCCGACAACCAGGCGGAGTTTGGGCGTAGTATTGGGATTAGTGAAGAGACTATCTGCCGGTGGAAGAATGACCCATTGGTATTGAAGGTAAAAGAGAATGCCGTCAAGTTATTCTGGGGTGGTGATATGGCTATCTGGGAGTTTATGAAAGGGCTTCGAATGGCTGCTTGTTCGAAGGATGGCAGGCCTGCTGACAAGAGGCTGTTTGCCGAGATTACCGGGCTGGTAGGCAAGCGTGAGCCGGAAGCCAAAAAAGAGCAGATAGAGTTTATTATTACGCATAATACAAAAGAAAAATAATGAAATGTGAAATTAAAATAGAAGGCTATCCTCAGCAGATGGAGGTAGTCAATTCGATTGAGCCGGAGACGCTTTTTGTTGGTGGTGTGGGCGCCGGAAAGGCGTTAGCTACCGATACGCCAATCCCAACTCCTAACGGCTGGGAAACAATGAGCGATTTACTGCCCGGAGATGTGGTATATGCGCCTGATGGCTCACAATGCCTTGTTACATTCGTTACACCTGTAATGTATGGACGAAAGTGTTATCGTGTTTCGTTTGATGATGGTTCGTCCATTGTGGCCGATGCGGAGCATGAATGGCTTACTTACGATATAGCAACGCGGAAGTCAATGGGGCGTGCGGTATCGCCAATGCGCCCAAAGCTTGTAACTACTGAGCATATCAAAAATACACTACGTTATTTAGATAAAGAATGGAATCACGCTCTTCCGATAGCTAGCCCAATTTTGAATGTGGATAGTGACCTGCCGATTGAGCCGTATACACTGGGTGTATGGTTGGGTGACGGCGATATACAAGGCGCAAATATCACAATTACAGAAAACGCCATTTTAGATAACCTGCATTCTGATGGATATACCACGCATATATACAAACAGCATGAAGGCAAAGCCGCTAAATATTGTGTTGGTGGAGCAGCCGCTAAGCGTGACACTAAGACAGGCCGGATGATAGCTAATGGCTCACTTAATAGTAAGCTAAGAGAGCACAACCTGATTGAGAATAAACATATCCCGTCCATATATTTCCGTGCCTCATTCAACCAGAGATTATCATTGCTTCAGGGGTTAATGGACACAGATGGCTATGTGTCACCTACTGGTTCCTTTGAATTTACTAACTGTAATTATCAAGTAGCTAGTGACTTTCTAACACTGATAAGAACAATGGGGATAAAGGCTAGGTTGACAACTGGTGATGCCAAGTTGAATGGCCGGTTTATCTCTAAGAAGTATCGGGTTCATTTCACCACTAGACTGCCGATTGTCACGCTTGACTATAAATTAGCGCGTTGCCAACCAATAACTAATTCCTGTTAAGTGTATTCAGGTTAGTTCAGCCAGTCATTTATATCTTGCTGGCGAGAGTTTTATGGCGACTCATAACACACACGTAGGTTGCCAGTGTATTCTTGACCGGATGTTAAAGAACCCTGGAGCTAACTCATTGGTGACTGCGCCCTCGTATCGTGTTCTGGACATGGCTACCCTACCAAAATATGAATTACTATTCCCCCCGGAACTGGTAAAGAGGAAAAAGACACGGCCTTATCCTGAATGGGAACTGGTTACAGGCGGGCATATATACTTCTTTTCTACTGACAAACCTGAAAGCATTGTCGGCGGTGAGGTTGCCTTTGCGCATATGGACGAAGCCAGCCTTTCACCTTATCTGGCGTTTGTCAATATTAAAAAACGTATGCGCCAGAGGGATAAACAGGGATTACCATTTCCCTATCAGATGTGGATAACCACTACGCCCAAACAACTGAACTGGGTATATCTGGAGTTTAATAAACCGGCTCCGGGAAAGTTGGTAGTAAGGGCTTCAACAAAAGATAACATTTACCGGACTAAAGACGAGATAGACGCTTATATCGAGAAGCTACACCTGAACGAAGCCGAGATGAGGCAGGAGATTGAGGGCGTCTTTGAACTGATTGCCGGGTCTTGCTTATTCGATAAAGACAGCCTTGACAGGCAGTTGCTCAACTGTAATCAGACTATTGAACACCGGGATGGATGTATCTATATTTACAAAGAGCCAGTGGTTGGTGTGCGGTATATAGCCGGGGCTGACTGTGCTGGAGATAGTGATGGCGATAGTTCCAACCTTGTGATTATGGACGCTCAGACTGGCGAAGAAGTGGCTGAATTGTATTCTGGTAATGATATGCCTGCTGACGTGTTCGCACGGAAGGCATACGGATTACTGGCTGAATACAATAATCCATTATTTGCTCCGGAACGGAATGGCACAGTTGGCGGGATTGTCATAACCAAGTTTATTGATATGGAATATCCTAACCTTTACACAGACGATAGGGGGCGTGAGGGTTGGTATACAACAGCCAACGCTATTCCCCCGAAAGTGGGGCGGTTGACGCTATTGAAGGAATATGAGGAAGCGGTGAGGTTGCGCCGGACAGTGGTTCATTCATCTGACGCTATTGGTGAGATGTCCACCTTCATAATGAACAGGTCTGGTAAGTATGAGGCGATGGGCAGTTGCCACGATGACAGGGTGTTTTCAAGGGCAATCTGCTGGCAGATGCGTAAGGTTCGAGAGCGTGCGCCGATTGGGTTTATGTCAATGAAGAGGTTGGCGACTACTTATTAGAGGGGCAATATGAACATAGACGAGATAAGGGAATACGCCAAAGCATTAAAAGAATATCATAGCAATCGCACTAATGAGCAACTGGCCGACCAGGAATACTATGATGATGCTTTTTCTGTTGGGATACAACAACCCTATCATATCGTGCGCACCGGAACAGCAGCCAAGATTGTAGATTCCATTGTGGAACATCTTGAACTAGTTATGCCGCAGGTATTCCGTGAACCCAGAAAGAACTCCGAGGAAGAAAAGAAAAAGGCACTCAAGATAGGCCGTTTCCTGAATTACCTTGTCAAACAGTGGCAACCGGAATTGGGAGAGTTATACAGGAATGGCGTTCTGCGCGGCGAGTTTGTCGGGCAGTTACAGTATGATGAAGAGAAGCGCAGCACTATTGATAACACAGTCCCAATAGACTTTACTGCGCCTGACCCACTTAATGTATTCTGCGACCCATATGATTCCGTTGTTCCAGCACGGGTAATCAAGTGTTTTAACATCAAGAGCGTTGTGGCAAGGAATTTGGTTCCCAAAGCTACGATATACAGGGGGGTAGCGGAGTATCTGGCCTACTGGTCTGATGATGAGAGATACTTTGAATTGGGGAAAGAACCTATCAGTATTGATGTTGAACCTAACTATTTAGGCTTTGTGCCTTTTGTGCATGGCTATTCCGGCTTTGGCAAGAAGTCATCTGATGGCGACCCTGCAACACTGGCTGTTGGTAGATTGCGCAAGATACGCGGCAGGTTAAAAGAAGAGTGTGAAATTGAAAGCCGCGTAGATAGTATTATTGGTTTGTTCGCTAATCCTATCAGGGAGATACGGCAGGTTGACCCGACTGACCGGGGTGCCGACCTGAAGGATTTACAGAACCAGATAATCGCTCCAGGATATAACCTGATTACTCCGTTTGGATTTGAGTCGAGGCTATATACTCCGGAAGTAGCTTCCGCCCAGTTATTCCAGCACCTTTACCAGATACGACAGGCGCTAGGTAGTGAGACCCCGCCCATTATGCAGGGGCAGACGGCGGCAGATGCTACTGGCAGACTGGCTGATATTCAGTATGAACATGCTTCAACCAAATATGTGCGGTTACTCAGAAATCTTGAAATATGTATAGCTGAACTTCTGAGTATGGCGCTCCGTATTCTTGAAGTAACCCCTAAAGCATTGCCGCTTACTATCAAGGCAACCACGATACAAAAAGGCGAAACAATAGTAACTGAGGAAATAATCACAAAGAACGATATTGATGGCTATTATGACTGCCACGTAGAGCTTAACCCGGAAAAGGATATACAGTCTGACAGAGAGGTTATGCTGGGCAGAACGCTTTACAAAGAGCAGATGATTAGCTGGAAGAAAATGCTCATGGACTATATGCACAAGACGGAAGACGAAGCCGAGGACATGATAGCCGAGGCGCTGGCAGAACAGGCAGTTGCTACATCGCCGCTCTTGGCCCAGATGCGGGTGCAGGAAGCTATGGAGCAGATAGGGGCAAAGAAGTATCTGGCTGAGCTTACACAGCAGGCCGACGAGCAGGGGAAGATGAATACTGACTTACAGAAGGCGCAGAACGTAGCACCTTACCGACCGAGTGAAGCCAGTAATCCTACGGGGGTTGATGTGATAAGGCAGGCGTTAGGAGAAACCCCACAGGGTGTTCGTAATCCGGCACAGGCGGTGTAGATTGAAAACAGGACTGAACGATAAGGCGTTAAACCGGATAATTCAATTACAGGGGAAGACGACTGCGAAGATAGCCGAGTTTACTAAAGGGACTAAGCCATTTGCGCAGAAACCCTTACCTATGGATGAGGTTATCTGGGCGTTACGAAATACGTCTGAGCAGGACAGGATGACACTCATACAGGAATTCGGTGCGGATGCTGTAAACAAGCTGCTGTATAAGGCGATTATGACTGAAAACAGGAGAAAACAAGATGGCTAATATAGACGCATGGGAAGGATTGCCGCAAGACCCTTCGTTATCCTTACTCACAGAAGCAGACTGGTATGCCTATAACTCATGGGTAAATGAAAACTACGATAATATCATGGAACGCAATAGGGCGCTGCTGGGTGGTAGCCGTAATCAATGGACATACCAAAGAGCATTGGAGAATCCAGCTTTTAAGAAATGGTTGGAAAGCGGGAAACCACAAAGTTCTTCTACACAACGAGCCACTGGTTCATCGCCAGAGCAACCTGGAACAGATGGCTCACCAATTGACCCTGCTTATCTCCAATGGTTGATAGACCAGTATGGAACTGTGGTAGCTAATGCCGTTGTATCAGGACAGACCCAATATAGCAATGATTATATGTATAACTACTACAAGACTAATGTTGCTCCTACCATGCCTACAACTACTACAACTGGTGGCACTTCTACGTCTGAATCTGGTGTCATACCGAATTTCCCGACTACCGCCCCGCCACAAGGTTATCACTGGGAACTTCAGGAAGGGCTTGAGGGATGGGCATGGATTCCACTTCCCGGCACACTCAACTCAAATGAGCAGACTATTCTTGCCAGCCAGCAATTAGAGCAGGCTAAGTTTGAATGGCAGAAGAGTTTTGACGAACGGCAGCTAGCGCAATCCGAGGCGCAGATGGCGCAGAATAAAGAGTTAGCAGACAGGGAGTTCCAGCTTGCGCTTGAGCAATTGTATGCCAACCTTGCGCAAAGTCCTGAGAATTGGATTGTAGCAACCGAGTTTCTGAATAAGATTAAACCAGGCGAATCCCGCCCACTTACTGTGCCAAAGTTCCTATCACCGCTTATTAACCGCCCTACCGGGACTGCGCTTGAAAAAGTGGATTACACAGTTCCATCGGCAAGGACATACAACAGGCTATCCCAGACTGAGAAGCAAATGTTATCCGGATATTCGAAGTGGCTTGGCGGGCCGGGGCTGGGTGATATTGCGCAAAAGGTAGAAGAAGGCTTACCACAGCAGAATCAGGCTGCGGCAAGATGGAAGCCAGCGTTCCAGGTGTAGAAGATATGGCGATAACGTGGACACCCGCAAATGAGATTCTTGCGCAGGACATAGCCGAGGCCGAGGCTAAACTACAAGAGAAGAAACAATGGCAACCTATTGCGTTGAAGTATCAGCAATCTGCTGTTGTCATACCTGAAAGCATAGTCACGCCCGGAGGTATTCCACAACCTGCGATTGTAGAACCATCACAAAGGCAGATTGTGAGATATGCTCCTGTAACCACCGATGTTGCGCCAGTAGCTACGACTGCGGCTCCAGCAATAACCACTGTTACTGAACCGGTTAAACCAGAAAGCACCCCCTGGTGGCAGAGGACGTTACAGGTATTTGCGGCTCCATTCCAGTGGGTAGATGACTATATTATTAAGCCCGGACTTTCCACGATAACGCAACCTATTATCCCTGACCTTAAAAGGGAAGTGGGTGAAGATTACTTTGCGTGGAAGAAACGGGAATGGGAAGCGTGGCAAACACCCGGTGTCGACCTTGATATGCCGTGGGGTAAATGGCGGATTGACCTTAAGGGTGTAGCGGAGCAACTGCCCTGGCTGCTCATTCCGGGGGTTGGCACAGCCGGAAAGACAGTAGGCGGAGTAACGAAAGGTGCGGCTGGAATAGCTGGTATGCTGGCGAAAACGGGCACAGCCGGAAGGATTATAGGCAAGGGGCTGGAGCTGTCACCTTGGGGCATTGTAGAGCGCACTACTGCTAAGGTAGTGGGGGGGACTGCTAAGGCTGTTGCTAAGAAGTCTGCTCAACTAGGAGAAAAAGTAGGGGAGCGATTTGTTGGCAAGACTACTCCGAGGGTGCTGACTACTGCCGAAACAAAACTTGTAAGCGTAGCCAATAAACTAAAGGTAGCGGAAAAAGAGTTCAAACTGGCTGAACACAGAGAGCTAAGGCCGGAACAATACAGGCCATTAGCTGAGATTGGTGAGCGTGTAAGGCGAGGGGATATAACACCTAGTGAAGGCAAGGTGCTTCAAGACCAAGCATTAGCATCAGTTAAAGGTATCAAGGATAAGTTTAGTATAGATGTTTCAGCAGAAGCATTTACCAAAAACGATGTTGACGAACTGTTGAAACCCTTATATCGCCGTGCTGAGAATGACTTTGAAAGCCGGACGCTGGCTAACGCTATGGAGGACTTGCTGTTATACGGCAAGATACCGGAACCAAAACAGATACAAAGGTTTGCCGAGATATACCCCAAAGAGGTGGCAGACGCTTTGGGTGAGATTATCAAACTGCCCGGAGATGTGCTGGCTAAGACATGGGATGTAATGAACATAGCCAGAGCATCCCTTTCCTCAATGGACTTATCAGCCACTTTAAGGCAGGGTTTGATACTGGGTATTACCAGGCCGACAGCGGCAATCAAGGCGTTCCCGCGCCAGTTGAAGGCGTTTGCTTCTGAGAAGCTAGCGCTTCAGATGGATGACCTTATGCGGCAGGACACACTCTTTGACGACTTCGTGCGTCGCGGTGGTTACATAGCGCCTATTGAAAAAGCGGCTGGCTTATCCAGAATGGAAGAGTCATTCTCCAGTAAGATAGCTGAGAACATCCCCTGGGTTAGGCGGTCTGAGCGTGGCTTTGTAACTTATCTGAACCAGTTGCGGTTTGAGGCATACAAGACAGCACGCAGTTCAATGGTGGCGCAAGGTGCCGGCGATAAGGAACTTAAACTGCTGGTAGACTTTGTCAACTATGCTTCTGGGCGTGGGGTACTTCCAAAGAAACTTGAAACATACGCTCCGGCACTTAATGCGATATTCTTCTCACCCAGGTTACAGGCTTCCAGAATTGAACTGCCTGTTATATTGGGTAAGATGTTGCTTAGTGATAAGGGTTATATGCGCAAGGAAGCGGCCAGGGCGTTGCTGGGCTTTGTGGGCGGCGGTACGGCAGTGTTGGGATTGCTTAATCAGACTGGTATAGGCACAGTCGAAACAGACCCGCGCAGTAGCGACTTTGCCAAATTGAAGATAGGGGAGACGCGCTTTGACATATGGACTGGCTATGCGCAGTATGCCCGCTTCGTAGCGCAAATGCTCACAAGCGAAAAGAAGCAGGCATATGGCAACATGAGCAAGGAGGAGCGGTTGGATATTGCCACTCGCTTCGTGCAGTCAAAGTATTCACCCGCTATGGGATTGGTATATGACTTGCTCAAGGGGGAAGATTACGCTGGCGCACCTATCGCTAAAGACACAGCAGGGTTGATAGATACAGCCGGGAAAAAGATACTCCCGCTTACAGTTCAGGACTTAATGGACGCCATTGAGCAGGACGGCATGAATCCTATGGCGATAGGAACCGGCGTAGCGGCTGGATTGGGTATCGGAACATTAACTTATATTGATGAGTTCACCAGGAAGCGTAATAAGATAGCCGAAGAACTGGGTTATGAATCGTGGTCTGCTATTGACCCTATCAAGCAGCGTGAACTTGAGAAGCTACCTGAAATGCAGAGGATGGCTATTGAGTTTGACCATCAGATGATGGGAACGATGTGGGGTGATTGGCATAGCGCAGGAAGAGCGGCTGAAGACTTATTCAGAGAAGAAGTAGAACAGGCTACCGCTAAATATAGGCAGTCAGGAAACGGCGTTCAGTATCGCAAGGACATATCAGATGCTTTTACTATCCGCAAGGGTGCGTATGCGGCGAGAGAAAAGGATGAACGCTTTGAGGAAATAGTTTCCCGGTTCAATGCGGCCACCCCGCAGGAACAACTTGTCAAACTGGGCACCGAGCAACAGGCCATTCGTATTTACGAGGAAGCCTTGTTCGGCGACGATATGTATGACGAGTTCGGCGACTATCGCTGGGACGAGGCTGAAATACGCAAGGCAATACTCAAACAACCGATAGCGCAAGGTGGTATTGGTGAAGAGTTATACAACTACGTTGAGGAATACAGGGGTGTTAAGTATGACGATTTCCCTGAAGAATACAAAGAGTTAGCGCAGGCGAAGATAGCCTTGAAGCCATACTGGGCAGTAAAAGACCAAGCGATGGAATTAAAAGGGTGGGATGACGAATCCAAACTCAACCCTTATCAAAAGCGGTGGCTTGATTCCTTTGTAGGTAAAATGCGGAAGCGCATGAAGATAATAGCCTATCGAGAGGAGGCAAAAACGGGAAGCAAGGGTTTGTGGTATTACTACAATAAGTTCTACACAGAATCATAAATTAGGAGAAGGAAATGGCTGAAGAAACGAAGTCGACTGCTGAGCAGACGGCTACACCGGAAGCACCAAATGTTGACATTACACAGTTACAGGCAGAGCGGGATAGGCTAGCCAGTGACCTTGAAAGCACAAAGAAAGGCTTATCAAGCGCTCATGCCAAACTCACAGAGAAGGATAGGCTGCTCAAGAGTATAAACATTCAAGAGCAACTTAACGCCTTTGATACCAAAATCTCCATGCTGGCTGAAATGCTGGCGGAGCAAAAGACCTACGATGGTGGGAAACCGGACATTGTGGAGAAGTTCAAAAAGATTGAGACTGAGACAAAGGCCAGACAAGCCTTGACCCAGACCCAGCAGAGAATAGCGGAATACGAAGAAAAGACTGAGGCGCTAGGTTTAACCGAAGGCGACATTCCTTACTGGAAGATTAAGGATTTGGTAGTTCATGGCAAGTTTGACGAGGCCGATAAATATATAGTCAGCATGCCTAAGACCGAACAAAAACCTCAAACTGAAAAGAAGGATGTTAAAGTGGAAACTGAAGAAGAGCGGATAAACCGGATGGCCGAGGAAAAGAGCCGCAAGTATCTTGAGGATAACGGACTACTCAAAGCAGAGAAGGCCGCACCTGGCGGCGCATCCTCCTCATTCTATACCAAAGACCAGATAGCCCAAATGGATGAAGCTACCTATGCCAAAAACAGGGCAGACATCCAGAAGGCGATAGATGCTGGACGCATAAAATAACTTAGGAGAAAATAACAATGGCCTATAATGGCGGTTCTGACCCTACCCTTGCGGAGTTGATAACTAGGTCGTTTATACCGGTTGTCGCCTCAAAAGACGCCTTTGCCGCAGTCAAGACAAACTTGGTGTGCGTCAGTGCGTTTAATACCAATTTCAGGAATCAACTGAAACGTGGTTACAAAGTTGAAATCCCCGTGTTCACCGCAGTTAGCACTACGGAAGTAACCCCCGGCACTGAACCGACTGCGGCTGATGCCTCTACCTCCAGCACTTCAATCACTGTTGACAAGTGGTATGAAGCAAGCGCAGAAATCTCTAACCTGATGGCTATTGAAGAAGTGGCCGACTACCTGAAGGGCGCGATTGATGAATGTTCATATTCTGTCGCCAAAACGATTGACACGGATGTGAACGGGCTGTTCTCCACCCTGGCAAGTTCATCTGTGTACGGCTCTGACGGGCAGACCTTCACCGACGAAATCTTCATTGACCTGGTGGAAACCCTTGACGAAGCGGATGTGCCTGATGATGGCAAACGTGTTCTGATTGGCGACCCCTCCACCCGTGCCGACCTGTTGGGCATTGACAAGTTTGTGCGGACTGACTATGTTCGCGAAACTGTCCCCACCGGCAAAATCGGTATGCTCTACAATGTCGGGTGCTTCTTCACTAACAACCTGACGGCCTCAACCACCGGCGCTTACGGCGTTCTGGCTCACAGGGATGCCATTGGTATCGTGATTCAAAAAGACCTGAACGTTAAACACTATGATATGTCCTACAAGTTCATCCAGAAAATCATAGTTGACTGCGCCTGGGGTGCTGACGAAATCCGCGATACCTTCGGCAAAAGTTTCTACACTCGGAAAAAATAGGAAGTAGGGAGTGAGTAATGCCCATTTACGAATACTGGTGTAGCGATTGTGGAACTATCACTGAGATATATCAAGGCGTAAGTGGGCTTGCCCCCTCCTGTTGCGGGAAGCCGACAACCAAAAAGCCGTCTGCTTTAGCGATGGTGAAAAACAAAGGTGCGGGGGGCTATCCGTCAAGGCAGAAGTTCCTGAAAGGGACAGCCCCCAATACCGCAGGCTACCGGATAAACCCTGCGGGGCTTGATGTCAAGAAAGAGTGACACAAGCGTCAAGACTAAATAGGAGTTTCAAGGCCGGCGAAGTAGTGGCTTTCCGCCGGGTGTTTGATGCCATTCCGAACGACACCGCCACCGATGAGACCTGGATAGTTCAGTTGGT